CGGATTGAATTTGCCGTCATTGCCCGGGAGCGATGATATGCCGCCCCTTACTGCGCCCGGCACTTGACTTGAAATCCACGACGGCAGGCCGGATAGAAGATCGCTCGCCGTCGCCGCGCCGCCCTGCGCGATCGCGCCGCCCGCAATGTCGGACAGTGTTTGCCCGCCGATCATCGCGCCTGCTGTCGCACCGCCCGCTTCCGGCATGGATGCGAGCAATGGCGCGAGCGCGCCGCCCGACATAATCGCCGCCAATGCCATCGGGATCATTGGCGCAATCTTCCAACCGATCTTGCTGAACGTCGATTCGTTCGGATCGATGTTGCCCTGCATCGTCAGATCGCCGAAAAGCGAATCATGCGCTACGAGATTCGGATTGAATAGCTTTTGCCCCATGCCTTCGGCTTGCGTAGGGCTGACAAGGCGCTGCGCTTCCGGAGTTAAGTCAACGTGCGAAATGTGGCCGGAAAAATTCGTCGGGGCATTCGCTCCGAGTTCGTAGAATTGTTGTGGCGTGCCGCCTTCCGCGCCGCCTTCCGTGATCGATTGCAGCAGGCCAGCGTCGATCAGTTGTTGCTTCACCTTCGGATCGAGCAGTTGCGTATCGGCATCGCTTTTGCCGACGTACTGAAACAGTTGCGATGCGATCGCCGGATCGAGCCCGGTCGCCGGCCCCGCTCCGAATCCGGGCGTGTACTGCGGCTTCAACAGATCGGCGAGCGTTGTCATGAAATGCCGTATAGAGTCCAAGCCATGTTAGCGGCAAAGCCAACGCCGCCCGCATTGAAATTCAAATTGGTCACTGGGGGAGCGCCGCCGCCAGCGGGCTTGTACAGGAAAGCGTACTTGATAATGAACACGCTGGCCCCGACGACCTCCATGCAGTCGGATTGAAATGTTTTCCAAAAACCTGACGGCGTATAGGAATTGATAATATCAATGACGCCCTGCGCATAATTGTTGCCGCTGTTGCTGCCCGGAATTTCGCATATCGCCGCGCCTGCCGCTGTCGGCGCAATACTTGTTCCGGTTGGCGTACCACCGCTTCCGGCCATCTGCGATGAATTGCTGTAGTTCGTCGTTACGTTATCTCCATTAACGATGACACGACAGACAAGCGCACCCGAATTTTGCGTGTCGCGTCCCTGAAAGGTAACGCGCAGCGATGTGAATTGCGTCCACGGCAGGCCAACGGTGGACGCAAAGGCGACTTGCGGTTGCCCTGCTGTACAAATTACCTGTCCGATCTTCGTCATTGCGCCGCCCAATCCCCCAGCCGGAGCGGCAAACCTGAATCCGTGCGGCTGCGACGCATCCACAAGAAACGTATTGCCGTCCGCGCCCATGTCCACCGTCTGATCGAATGGCGGCGCTGTCATAGGTTGTTCGCCACGATCTTTGGCACAACGCCCAAGTCCTGAATCGGGCCTGCCGTATTGCCGCGATCGTCGTTGTCGAGCAGTCGATAATTGGTGCAGGCCGCGAGCGTTACGTTGATCCCCCATCCAGTGTTTCCTGTCGCACGAATGCCATGCACCGCAAAATCCGTTACGCCGGTTACGCCGTCCCCGACGCGAATGCCGTCTCGGTTGTTGGAGAATGCACCGCCGAGAATGTTTACGTCTTTCAAGGTGCCGAATCCTAGTAGCTGAATTCCGTCGAGCGTATTGTTGAACGCCTGCACGTTCACAATATCGACGTTGTTTATCGTGCCGCCGCGCGAGTCGAGCAGGATGCCATGCTGCGGGGCGTTGGACAGTTGGCAGTTGGCGATCCTGACGCGCGAAATCGCGCCGGTCGATGCTGCTATCGGGCGCAGGATGATCGAGCGAGTGCCGCATCCGTCGCAAATGCACTCGCTGATCGTCAACGATGTAACTGCCTGTCCGTTTCCGGGCGTGGATGCAATGGCGTTTACATGATGCAGGATCGCGCAATTCTGCACGATGATGTTGGTCCCCTGCACGATGAAAATTCCGATTGCCGCTTGCGCCCCAATCGCAACCGGACCGTCAAACGACAGATACGTTAGACGAATATCATTGTTTGCGCCTGTTTGAATCGTGATCCCGTTGCCTGTCGCCGTAACGCCATTGAACAAGTATCCGTGATCCGCATAGAGCCTAGCGATGCCTTCCCACAAGATTCCGCGAAACCAGCCATCCAGATAAAAATGGTCGATCATCTGCCCCGATGCTGTAGCGGAGTAATGCACATAAGCATCTGCGGTCTGCGGCACGCCGGCCTGAATTTGAAATCCGGTCAAGCGCTGACGCGCTCCCGTCATCAGGAATATGTCGCCGGTCCCCGCCGTCGCCTTGATGATCGTCGAGCCCATGCCATCGCCAAGGAACGTCATCGGCTTAGAAAACGTGATCGTGCCGGCGATGGCATACGTTCCTGCTGGCGCATACACGACGCCGCCTAGCACCGTCATCGCATCGTGCGCTGCCTGAAACGACGCCGTGTCGTCGGTCACGCCATCGCCGACCGCGCCAAAGTCCATGACGTTGTAGAAGATGGACGTTCCGCCGCCGCCGCCCGCAAGTATGCCGGCGCGAAGCTGATTGAGCAGATGCAGCAGCGCGCGTTGATCGCCCCTGCTGTACTGCTCTAGCTGGCGCGAAACCGGATCGATCGGGAGAACGGTCGCTGTCATGACACGCGCATCGCAGCGTTCGCGATGACGACCTTTACCGGATCAGTGACGCGCAGGCGGAAAACCCAATCGCGTGCGATGCCGAGATTGCGCCACACGGCGCGATTAAGGTATTGCCCCATCAGGCCGATCGGTTGCCACACTTCAACGCCGAAGGTGCGCCCGCCATCTTTCGACCATTGCAGCATCGCCTGCGGGTTGCTGCCCTGTCCGACGGCGAGCCCGACGCCCGGCTCAAACTCGATGTACAGTTCATGCACCGCGAACGGATCGAAATTCGCAACCGCGTGTCGCGTGGTAATTTCGCGCAGGATCGGATTGCCGTTGTCGGTATAGACAAGATCGGATTGCGAGTACCAATTCCCATTGCTGTAATCGGAGACGTAAGGCGTTCCGAAAACTTCAATCCGAATTTCTCCCGAGTCGCGGCCCGGCGTCAGCCCGCTTTGCGACAGGGACCATGAATTCGACAGCGAATCGAACAGGTACGATCGATCCGGGTAGTTCAGTTGATAGAACGTGTGCGCGTCGCGGACGTAGGCATACCCGGTCGCGCTCGCCGGCACGCGCGTATTGATATCGTTGGCAACGTCCGGACCGCTTGGCACGGACGAATCGACCAAAATCTTCGTTGTGTACCCGACGACTTGAACGGGCTGCACTTGGCCCAGCTTGTTCTTGCCGAGAAACACCAGCGACGTATCGGAGAATTTGTCGAGCGACCAAACCGCCGCAAGTCCCCATTCCATCGCCGCGCCGCCGACGCGCCGGAATATCGCCTGATCACCCGACGGGGACCATACCTCCATCGAGACAGTCCCGAAAAGGTACAAGTCCCCGGCATTGGCGAACACTCGCACCAGCGCGTCCGGATTGCCTTCGGCGTTGGCGAAGTCCAGCCCGTCCCAAACCATGTAATCGTACTGCGCGCTCCAATTGAATTGTCCCGGCTTGGCTCCGTTGTTGTCCACGATGCCGTATCCGTTGAGCGTCGTACACGTTTGCGCGCCGCCCGGGAAGTTCGGATCAACGATCGGCGCGAGCGTGTTCGTCGCGAGCGTCAGGACGTAGCCGGCGAGCCCGTCAACGATCAGCAGTTGCACGCCGTTGTCGGTCATATCGACGCGCCCGTTGCTGCTCAACAGCATTCCCAGCGCCGTGTACGTTCCGATCGTGTTGACCGAGTACAGCGTATTGCCGTGGACGGCGTAGTAAAACAGCGGCCCGACTTGGCGCGCGCCGCGACAGGGGAGCGTGCCAATCGCCGTAAACAGCGTCTTGCCGACCGTGCCATAGAACGCCATCGGCGTGCCGTCGGGCGTCGGGACTTGCGGCTCGCGATACAGATTGACTAGAGTTTGCGCGACAACCGTTGACGACTTGCGGAAAAAGCCGGTGCCGAAAAGGGGAACAACCGTGCCGTCAGGGACCGCCATTGAGGCGCTCCACGATGCAGACGATATGCGACTCGCGCATCGCGACCAATTCCCGATCGCCTTGCTGGAACGGCTCGCCCATGCGTGCGTTGTACAGGATACGGTCGCCGGGCCGCACTGTCGTCGGCTCTAGTTCGCCGTCGTCGCCAACGTCGCCGGGGCCGACGGCGACAACGATCGCTTCCTGCCGATCGTCCGCGCTTTGCGGCACAACGACGCCCGAATCGAGCGTGCGTTCCCCGTTAATGGGCTGCGCGATTACAACGCCGTTTAACGGCTCAAGGCCGGATGCGGTCAACCGACCGATAACGTGTTCCTCGCGCAGCACGCAATAGTCCGTTTCGTGCAGGCGGATCGATTGCCCTTTGTTCCTGCCGAATACGATTCGATCGCCGACCTTCACACTCATAGGCCGGCGCATTCCGTTGGCGAGCAACTTGCCATCGCCCGCGCCCAGCACTTCCGCGATATCGCGATCGTCGGTCCACTGGCGATCCGGATCGGTAACGTGCGGTATCAGCAGGCCCGCCGCCGTCAAGCGCTCCGCGTGATCCTTGCGGCACACGACGATATCCTGAATCGGGCGGAACGGAAGGCTCAAAGCGGACCTCCGGTGTAGACATTGAACCACGGCGCGCTAGGCATCGGCACATCGAGCGACAGCACGCGCGGCTGATTCGACAGGCGGCGCGCATCCGCTTTCGCGCTGCGCGCGATGCGCAGCGACGTTGCCGGCAGTTCCTTTTTGTTCATTGCCGCCAGCATGACGCCGAGCGTCGTTTTCAGGAACAGTTCGTACCCGGGCGGCGCGACCAGCGTGTTCGTGAGCGCTGCGAATTGCGGCAACTGCTGCCAGTACCAAACGTGCATAACGTCGCCCAGCATCGCCGGCAGCGGCCACAGAAACCAATTCGATATCGGCGCTTCGCCATCGATGTAAACACACTCCGGACGCCCGGGTGCAGGCTTGTATGTGATATCGGCCCATTGCTGCACGCCGATAATCTTGACCGGATGCGATACGTTCGATGTATCAACGATCGTGATCGCTTCCGCCGTCGGCGGGCGCACATTGAGCCCCATCGCCGGCCCGACTTGAATCGGGGAGACGCCGACGGCAAGCGGTATCGATCCTTCGGTGTAACCGAAGATCGTCAATTCCTGCGTCGAGTAGGCATCGATCATGCTGTTCAGCATCCCCAGCGCGCCGTTCTGCGAAGTCGCATCCTGCGGGTTGTACTGATCGCCGATCGTCGCGAACAGGAAGGCGTCGCGGATAATGTCGTTGGCCGTCGTCATGCCAATACTCCAATCACGGAATTTTCTTCGACAATATCAATGTCGTCGTCGCCGACCTTGAAGCAATCGACGCGCGACGAATACACGATGCGGTCCCCCGCCTTCACTTCAAGCGGCAGGCGCTTGTTGCGCACGCGATGCGGATCGCCTGCGGCAAGCACTTCGCCGCAGTAGGAGTCGCGGCTATCCGGCGCGGGCAATACGAGCCCCCACGCCAACGCGCGCTCGCCGACGCCGCGCTTAACCGCGAGCCTTGGCCCGAGCGGGACCATTCGGCACTTCCGGCGCAGGCTCCGCTGCGGGCTCCGCTGCGGGCTCCTGCACTTCTGGCGCAGGCACTTCGATCGCCGCTTGCCCGATCGGCTCCGATACTTCCGCCTCGATCGATGGCAGCGGCACGTTGAAGGCGTAGCCGGCGTCCATAATCTCCGGATCGACGCCCGGATGCGTGATCACGCCCCAATCCTTCGGCGTGTCGCGCCAATCGCCGATCAGTTTCGCTTTCGCTTCGGGCGATGCGACGACGACGGAGACAAGCCGCTTCGATCCGTCCGGATTGTTCTGCAACTGATATTGCGCCGTCGGATAGGACTTGTGACTGTACTGATTGTCATAGTCCATCTTCGGCATTTCCTTGTTGTACATCATCAGTTGTTCCGGCGTCAGTTGCTTGTATTCCGCGTCGGACAGCTTGTTCAATTCAGGGAGTCCCATGTTTCAAATTTCCTTCGGAAAAAACCCGGGAGCGATGCGCCCCCGGGATAACCACCAGCAGGAGCAAAATCAGTTCGTCAGGCGACAGGCCAATTCCGGATAGACGGCCTTGATGCCGTACAGTACG